TGACGGATTCGCGTGGGCCAATCTCGCAAAACAAAGATGCCATCGGGATGGCTATCGCTGCTAGCCGCTACGGATCGAAGGCGTTCCAATCTGGTGGCATTCCCCCTGCCGTGCTGCAAGGTCCGTTTGCATCTGGTGCGGCGGCTAATCGGGCATCTGAAGATGTGGCTGCAACGACCTTGAAGCTGGCTAAGGAAGGCCGACCGATTATGGCTTTGCCTCTGGGCCATGAACTAAAGACCATCGGCCTATCGCCTGAGAATATGCAGTTGCTGGAATTGCAGCGGTTCAGCATTGAACAGATCGCCCGCATCTATTCTCTGCCGCCTGTATTCCTACAAGACCTGACCCACGGCACGTTCAGCAATACGGAACAGCAAGATTTGCATTTCGTGAAGCACACTGTGAAGCGTTGGGTTGAACAGTTTGAACAGGAAATGAACCTGAAATTCTTTGGGCGTGGGTCAGACTTCTATGTTGAATTTAACGTGGACGGCTTGCTGCGTGGTGATCTGAAGTCACGCATGGAAGCCTATGCGGTGTCGATCCAAAACGCTATCCGCACACCTGATGAAATCCGTGCAATCGAAAATCTGCCAGCCAAGGGTGCAACGGAACTGCTGATTCAAGGCGCGACTGTGCCTTTGGGAAGCCAGCCTGTGGGGAATCCAAATGCCGTATCCAAATGAACACGCGGCACGTTTGGTTGATCCTGCACAGTTTGACAAGTTTAGTCGTGTGAACGATCAAGGCGGCGATGGCATTGATTTCATTTATGGCATCAAGGGAAATGATCCGCTTGTCATCCAAGCAATTCGATTTGATGCGTCTAAGTTTACGCCAGCACAGGCCAAGAAATGGCTGAAAGATAACGACTTTCAGCCTATCTTGTTCGAAGATGCCGTGCCGATGGACGAAGCCAGCCGTAATATGCTACACTCAAAACATCAAACGGGGTCAGAAATGTCTGAAAAAGAAATCCGCCGTGGTGTTCCTGTCGAAATCCGTGAGGGTGAAGATGGCGAAGTGCGCGTTGCTGGCTATGCCGCAGTGTTCAACGAAGAAACAAACATCGGTGGAATGTTCACCGAAGTCATCATGCGCGGCGCATTTACCAATGCCATCGGTCGTGATGATGTGGTTTTCCTGATCAACCATGAGGGTCTGCCGCTGGCCCGCACTCGTTCTGGCACTTTGACCTTGGTTGAAGATGAACGCGGGCTGTATATGGAAGCCATGCTTGATCAGACTGACCCTGATGTTCGCAGCATTGTGCCGAAAATGAAGCGCGGTGATTTGGATAAGATGTCATTTGCATTTCGGCCTGTGCGTCAGAAATGGGATGACAGCGCAAAGATGCCAAAGCGCATGATCCAAGAAGCGCAGTTGTTCGATGTCAGCATCGTTACAACGCCAGCTTATGATGGCACAGAGATTGCTTTGCGGTCGTTGGAAAAGCATCGCGAAGAACAGGTTAAGTCTCAGGCTGTGCGCCGTATGCGCATGAAGGCCAAGGCCGCTGGCATTGATGTTCGCAATGAGTATCTTTTGCCAGAAGTTGAGCAGCCCGAAATCGTTTCTGGCAGCGTTAATGCAATCAATATGCAGAACGCTGTTGAGAATTGGAACCTTGGGCCAGAAGTTGCTTCGTCTGATCCAGCCGCAAACCCTGAATATTGGGCAAAGATGGCTGATGTTTGGAGCCTTAACGAAGCCGAAGCCCGCCGCCGTCTTTGCGCCAATTGTGCGTATTTCAATAATACGCCTGAAATGCTGAAGTCGATGGAAGACATTCCGCTAACGCCATTTGATATGGACGGCGGTGGTCGCGGATTTTGCACAAAATCTGAGCTACTATTCATATGCCACAACTTGCGCGTCTGCATGGCGTGGGAACGCAAGGATTTCGTGGAAGAATAACGGCGGACTCCCGCTGTTGGCCCAATCCCCAGCCCTTGGGCAAGGCACATTGTAGGAGGCCATAATGGCTGATCTAAAGACCCTGCGGGAGCAAATGGCGCGTATCGCCACCGAGGCCCGTTCTAAGCTGTCGGAAGCTACCGACAAGACCAACGAAGCCCGCGCCGCTGAAATCGAGCGCGAATTTGACGCCATGATGGTTGAGCATGATCGCCTTGACGGCGTTGCCAAGCGCATGGAAAAAGTGGACGCTGCTGTTCGTGCCGCACAAGGCATCGACCTGTCGAAGCGTCCTGTTGCAGAGCGCACTTCGGTTGCTGCTGTTGATGACGGCGCAAAAGTTGACTATCGCACCGCGTTCTTCGCCATGATCGCCAATGGCGGCGTTGATGGTCTGGATAATGAGCATCGCGCCGTTCTGCGTAATGCTGAAGTTCGCACACAAACTGCTGGCACGAACTCCGCTGGTGGCTACACTGTTCCTGTTGAACTGGCTGCGTTTATCGACAAGGCCATGATTGCTTCTGGCCCAATGTATGACTCGAACCTGTTTACTGTGATCAACACCACGGGCGGCAACACGTTCAACATTCCGACTGTAAACGACACGGCTTCTGTCGCTGTTGCACATACAGAAGGCGGCACTGTCACTGACGATGGCGGTTCTGATGTAACCTTCGGTCAGGCTTCGTTGGGCGCATATGCGTTTGACACTGAATGGGTCCGTTGGTCCTACGAACTTGCAAACGACTCCATCCTGAATATGGAATCGCTGCTTGGTGAACTGCTTGGTGAGCGTTTGGGTCGCATTGCGAACTCCAAGCTGACCACTGGTTCTGGTTCGTCGGATGTCGAGGGTATCGTTACCAACTCGACCGCTGGCAAAACTGCTGCTGCTGTTGCTGCCATCACCGCAGACGAAATCATTGACTTGATCCACTCTGTCGATCCCGCTTATCGTTCCTCGCCTTCAACCGCGATTATGATGAACGACAGCACGTTGGCTGCTGTTCGTAAGTTGAAAGATGGTCAGGGCAATTACTTGTGGCAGATGGGCAACTATCAGGCTGCTGTTCCGCAGAACATCTTGGGCTACAATGTCGTTGTGAACCAAGCAATGGCTTCGTTGGGTGCTACCAACAAGGTCATGCTGTTCGGCGATATGTCCAAGTTCTATGTGCGTAAAGTTGGCGCACCCACCTTGTTTGTGGCCCGTGAGCGTTTTGCTCCCGACTACGGCATCTTGGGATACGTTCGCTTTGATGGCGTGTTGGCTAACACCGCCGCTATCAAGCACCTGAAGAACGCTGCATCCTAATAAACCAAATGGGCAGGGCTTCGGTCCTGCCCACCACCATAAGGAGGCCATCATGGCTAAAGTTCGTTTGCTCACTTCGATGGCTGGTGCTGATTTTTCGTATGATCAGGGCGCAATCATTGATGTTACCGATGCAGTGGCATCGCGTTACGTCGAAGCTGGCATCGCAGAAAATGTTGAATCGGCTCCGATTGAACGCGCCGTTAAAAAGGTTGCGGTCGAAAAAGCCGTGAAGGAATAACAGATGTTGTCGCCGCAGTTTTCACTTGTTCGCGTGACCGCCCCAGCAACTGCGCCAATCTCATTGGCGGAGGCTAAAACGCAAATGCGAGTTGAAAGCAGCGACGATGACAGCATCATTCAGCGTTTGATTGACGCTGCGGTGGCTTTTGTTGATGTGCAAGGTGCGCTGGGCAAGGGCATGATTACGCAGACTTGGGGCCAATGGCTGTCGCCAAATCCAAGCACTGTCTATCTGTCACTTGGCCCTGTGCAATCTGTGTCTGCAATCAAATATTACGATGTTGATGGCGCGTTGCAGACTGCAACTTTGGCTGATTTCAATGTGTTTGGAACACCAAATCGCATCAGTGTTTCGCCTAAGTCTGGCAAGGCATGGCCCGTCACGCAGATGCGAGATGACGCCATAAAGATTGAATACGTCATCGGCTATGGTTCGACATCTTCCAGCGTTCCTGAGACTGTGCGCCATGCGCTGATGATGCTGGTGGCGCATTGGTATGATATGCGCGAAACATCGACCGAAAAGCAGATGTATGATTTGCCATTTGGTTTCACCGACATGATCGGCATTGAACGGAATACTTGGTATGGCTAGGGCTGGCGCATTCAGTGAACGTGCTACATTTCAGCGCCTAGATCAGAGCGCCATTGACGCTTATGGCAACGTCTACACTGGCTGGTCACAGGTCGGTGTGCGCTGGGCTGACCTTCGTGAACGCACGGGCCGTGAAGCTATCCAAGGTGGCGCTTTAAATGATGTGGCTATGGCAACCATGCGCTGCCGTGCTGACAGCTTTACAGACACTGTGACGGCGGCTGATCGTGTGGTCATTCGTGGCTACACTTGGGCCATCAAAAACGTGACCCACATTGACGCCAAAGATGTTGTTGTCGAGTTCATGCTTGAACGCGGGGTGGCAACATGAAGGTGGATGCTGAAAAACTCATCAAACAACTTGCATCTATGCCAAAGGCTGTTGAACGCAATTTGGTGAAGTCTGTTCGGCTGAATACTGAACAGGCCGCAAACATGGCGCGGCGTTTGGTTCCTACAAAATCTGGCGAACTGCGTGGATGGATACATACTGTTTATGAAGCCGATGGCTTAACTGCATCGGTGGAAGCTGCACCGCCGACAAAAGAAGCGCAGACCAAGGCAAACGCTGTCGAGTTTGGGCGTCAAAAAGGCAATCGCGGCACAACTGCAGCGCAACCTTACATTCGCTTGGCGCAAAAATTGCAGGGCAAGAAGTTTGGCAAAAGCATCAAGTCTGCTGTTAATCGCGGCATGAAGGAAGCAACCAATGGCTGACGGCTTTGCACTTGCTCTACAAAAAGGCTTACGGGCTAGGCTTGTGGCTAACGCTGGCGTGACTGCGATTGTTTCCACCCGCGTCTATGACGAACCGCCGCAAGCCGTGACATTCCCATATCTGCGGTTTGACCAGATCACGGCAAATGCTTTCGACACAGACAGCACTCTTGGATCGGTTGTGGACATCACCATCGAAGCCAATAGCAGATCGGCATCAGGTCGAGTTGAGGCTGTGCAGATCGTTGAGGCCGTTCGTGCAGCTTTGCATCGGCAAGAGGCTAACGTAACAGTCACTGGGTTTACGCTGGTAGAATTGATTTTCCAGACGTATTCGGTTACAAGAGACACTGATGGTCGTGGTTATACGGCTGTAATCGCACTTCAAGCATTGCTTGAATAAGCCTAGCAACGGGCCTTGGGCAAGCCCTATACATGGAGGCCATCATGGCTAAACAACTTGGACGCGCCCTGCTAGTAAAGATTGGCGATGGCGCTGCAACTGAAGCGTTTGCAAATCTTTGCGGGCTGAACAGCAAGGCAATCACACTGAACAACTCGTTGATTGATGTGACTACGCCTGATTGCACCACCCCCGCTGGTGCGTTGTGGACTGAAAGCCTAAACGGCGTAAAAAATGTGACCATCTCTGGTGACGGCTATTTTGAAGATAGCGTTACCGAATTGCGGATGAACACTGCCGCAATGGCGGCTGATCCCAAGGCCAACTTTACTGTGACTATTCCTGCATTCGGAACGTATGCTGGCACATTCTACATCGAGTCGCTGGAGTTTGGCGGCGAAACTGAAGGCGGCGTAACCTATTCACTGTCGCTGACAAGCAGTGGCGCTGTGACGTTTACGGCTGTCTGATGAGTATAACGGCTGAAGCGCCGCGTGGGGGTGTTGCCGAATATATCGGCGACACCTCTTATGTTTTCCTGTTACGCAATCGTGAGATTGAGCGGTTTGAGGATAAGCATCGCGGCATATTTGATGTGTGGGATGGCCTGTTTGGTCGTGGCACAAAGCTAAACAGCAAAGAAACCCGTGACCTTTTGGCGCTGGCTTTGGTCGGCGGTGGGATGAAAGACGCAGAAGCCGACAAGGTTATTTCGGCGGCAACTCCCGCTGATCTGTTGCGCCTGTATCAGATCGCCCAAGCTGTGGTCGGCGTGGCCTTTATGCCTGATGCAATGGATGAAGCATCAAAAAAAAAGACCATAGCGGAGCAAAACCTAGCCGATTAAATGTTCGCGGCATGGTCAAAAACGGAATTGTCATTGGGTTACGTCCTGAAGAAATCCGTGATATGATCCCGCTGGATGCGTGGCTTGTGTTCCAAGGTTGGCATGATGCCCACGCACCTAAAAAAGCTGGATCAACTGCAATGACGGCTGAACAGTATCGCGCACTTGTGGAGCAAGTTGATGGCAATTAGTGCAGAACAGCTAAACATCATCCTGACCGCCAAGGATAAAGCGTTTGCCTCCGCGATGGATAAGAATGCCAAGAGGATTGCCAGCTTTGCCAAGAACGCTAACAAAGACCTAAGCGTTGTTAGCATGGGCTTCGACAAGTTGGGCGGTGCTGCCGCTGCATTTCTAAGCGTTGCTGCAATTCAGCAGCTTGGCGTGGCTGTGCGAGATGCCGCAAATAAACTTGGCGATTTGAAAGACGCGGCTGAAGTCATCGGCATTACCACAGATGCTTTGCAAGAACTGCAATATGCGGCACAACTTAGCGGCGTTTCGGCTGATGTGCTGCAAGGGTCTTTGCAGAAGCTAACTAAGAACCTTGGCGATGCCGCGATGGGTGGCACATCTGCTAAAAAATCGCTGGACGAACTTGGCCTGTCTGGCTCTGAGTTGTCGACCATACCGCTAGACCAAGCATTGTCTAGAATTGCCGACAAACTGGCGGCAGTTGAAAACCCTGCACAACGCGCCACACTTGCCACTGATCTGTTTGGAAAAAGCGGCTTGGCGATGGTCAATATGCTGGCTGATGGCTCGGCTGGTTTAGAGGCAATGGCTGCTGAAGCGCAAAGCCTTGGTGTCGTTATTAACCGCGATGTTATCTATAATGCCGCAGAGGCCGCTGACAAACTTGATGCGATGTCGATGGTTGTTAGTGCGAACCTGACATCTGCGCTTGTAAACTTGATGCCGTTTGTCATTGATGCAGCGCAGGGTATTGCCAGCCTTACAAAGGCTGTAAATGACTTTCTGTTTGCAGGAACACAGCGCCAAGTCACATCAAACAATGCGCTGGCTTATGCAGCCACGGCTACTGGTGAAGTCCGTGATGCGTATTTGGCATATGGAGCAGCCGTCAATAAAGTAAACTCTTTGAATACAAATGCTCCAATTTTTGACGCACGATCAGGGCAAGATAGGGCAGATGCTTTAAGAGTTGCAGAACTTGAAGTTGAAGTTAACAGGGCTTTGGTTGTTGCCGCTGTTGATAGAGAGGCCGCAGAGAAAAAACTGGATGCAACCTATAGTGCATCCGTTCAATCTGTGTCTGACAAAAACTCAGAATTGCAAACTGAAATTGCATTGAATGGTTTGAGCAAAGAAGAACAGATCAAGAAAAATGCGGCGGTTGAAAAGGCTGCATTAGTTGAAACGCTGATGACGCAAGCGATGGCTGCAAATGGCACAGTTTCGGAAACACAACGCCAAAGCATTGAAGCACTTGCGACACAGCAAGAACAGCTAACCATTGCGAACGAGATGGGCAAGATAGCCCAAACTGGCGCAAACAAAGGCATGAGCGATGCCGCCATTATTGCACTCAAGACAAAAGAAGCGTTGGCAGTTTATCAAGCACAGGTGCAAAACCTTGGCCTGACCATGAGCGAGTTTGAAACCATATCCAGCACGATCCAATCGTCTATGGAAGATGCGTTCATGGGCATGGTTGATGGCACATCCAGCGCCAAAGATGCTTTCCGCAGCATGGCGGCTGACATCATCAAGGAACTTTATCGTGTGCTAGTTGTGCAGCGTATGGTTGGTCAACTGGCAACGGCTGGAAAAGCTGGCTCTGGCATCCTTGGTTTTATCGGAGGTGCGCTTGGCATCACTGGCAGCGCCGCTGGCGGGCCGATACAGGCTGGTCAGCCTTCTGTGGTGGGTGAACATGGGCGCGAACTGTTTGTGCCATCTAGCGCGGGCCGTGTGCTGTCTGTGCCGCAATCCAAGGCCGCTGTCGGCGGTGGCGGCAGCGTTACAGTGATGCAGACCATCAATGTCAGCACTGGTGTTCAGCAAACTGTTCGTGCAGAGATCAAGTCGCTGATGCCGCAGATCGCCGACAGCGCCAAGGCTGCTGTGCTTGATGCAAAACGGCGCGGCGGCAGTTATGGGAGTGCGTTCTAATGGCAATAACTTTTCCCTTGTCTTTGCCAGTTGCGACAAAGGCCATCCAGTCTATCGAAATCAGGGCAATCAACGCGGTTGCATATAGCAGATCGCCGTTCACCTTTGCGGGTCAGGCTTTTGCTTATGCTGGTCAGATGTGGACAGCCGATGTCACCCTGAAGCCGATGAAGCGGGCCGATGCTGAACAATGGAACGCATGGCTACTCAGTCTGCGTGGGCAGCTTGGCACTTTCCTAATGGGTGATCCGATGGGCGCAACTGCTAGAGGCGATGCAACTGGCACACCGCTCGTTAACGGCGCAAGCCAAACTGGTGGATCGCTTGTAATCGACGGCGCAACAAATAGCACAACGGGCTGGCTAAAGGCTGGTGACTATATCCAGCTTGGCAGCGGCAGTTCATCGCGGCTGCACAAGGTGCTGACAGATGCCAACAGCGATGGCAGCGGCAACGTCACCTTAGACATTTGGCCCCACATCCGTGTTGCCCCTGCAGACAATGCCACTGTGACTGTCAGCGATTCCAAAGGTTTGTTCAGGCTATCCAGCAACGATCAAGGCTTTTCAATCAATGAATCGGCAATCTATGGCATGACATTTGCAGCGATGGAGGCTGTCTGATGGCACGTTCAATTCCAGCCGCAATTCTGTCAGCACTGACACAGCCTGAAGTTTATCCGTTTTATGCGGTAGAAATGCTGTTTGACGGCGGTGCTGTCAGACTTTGGACGGGCTACACCGACCGCACCATTGATGGTCAGACATATCTTGGCGCGGGAAACCTTCTGTCGATCAGCGGGATTGATGAGGTCAACGATCTGTCAGCTAAGGCTGCAACGATTTCGCTGAATGGAATTGTCAGCAGCATTGTTTCGCTGGCTTTGACGGAACCCTACCAGCGCCGTTTATGCCGCATTTTATGGGGCGTGACCAATGTTGATGATTTTGTAGAGATATTTGGCGGCTACATGAACACCATGTCTATCGAAGACAGCGGTGAAACGTCGAATATCACGCTGACAGTTGAAAGCCGATTGATCGAATTGAACCGCCCGCGTGTGCGCCGTTACACGCACGAAAGCCAGAAATCGCGCTATCCGACCGATACATTCTTCAGCTTCGTTGCTGACCTTCAGGACAAAGAAATCGTATGGGGCCGCAAAATCGCATAAGCGAACTGCACTCTTTCTTGAAAGAGGTTAAGGACAGGCCGTTTAAATGGGGCGTGTGGGATTGCCTGATTTTCACCAATGAGGCTTTCAGGCGCATGGACGGCGAAGGCTGGGCCGACGATCTGCTGAACCGCTACACGCAAGGCAACAAATTGCTGACACGCGCCCAGATTCGCTATGAATACGGCTACCAGACAGTTGACGATATGCTGCAAGACAGGATGCAGCGGGCCTACGATGTGCCGCCTAGGGGTGCGTTGGTCACATCAAGCGCGACAAGTCTGCGGGCCGAATATTTAGGCGTTGGCTTTGGTATATCCGTAGGCTCAAGCGCGGCGTTTCTTTCTGAACAGGGTGTGGTATATTGCCCCATCGAATGCATCGACAGCGCATGGGTTAAAGAATGACGCCTCTGAAAAAGCTGCTGCTTGGAACCACAAGCCTGTCAATTTGGGCTGTTGCGCCCCGTGATCCAGTTACGATTGGCGCGGCTATCCTTGGATCGGCGGCAACGGCTGCAACCACTGTCACAGTGCTTGGAGCATCTTTGGCGGTCGGTGCATATGCTGTTGGCTTTATTGCCACCACATTGGTGACATCGTGGGCTGTCAAAGCCCTATCGCCAAAGCCATCATCGCCAGCCGACAGCATGAGCAGCCAAGGCACGTTGGTTAATGCCAGATCAGCCGCAGCACCGCATGATTACGTCTATGGCACTGTCCGCAAAGGCGGAACGATCACCTACATGGAATCGACAGGGGCCAACAATAATTATCTACACATGATCCTGACGCTGGCTGGGCATGAAGTTAACGCCATTGGCGACATTTACATCGACGATCAGATTGCGACGATAGACGGCAGCGGCTACGTCACTTCGCAATCATGGGCCAGCAAGATTAGGATTGTCAAATACACGGGAAGCCAGACAACTGCCCCTGCATTGCTGTTGGCAGAAAGCGCACAGATCGACAGCAACTTTGTCGGCAATGGTCTGGCCTATCTTTATATCCGTCTTGAATACAATCAGGACGTTTTCCCGAATGGTGTTCCGCTGTTTACGGCAATGGTGCAGGGCAAGAAGGTCTATGACCCGCGCACAACCACAACGGCATTTTCAGCCAACGCGGCTTTGTGCATCCGTGATTACATTACAGATAGCCGTGGGCTTGGCGATGCTGCGGTGAATAACACAACATTCTCTGCATCGGCTAACGTATGCGATGAAAACATAACGCTGGCGGCTGGCGGCACTGAAAAACGCTATACCATGAATGGCGTCATCAATGCTGAACAAACGCCAAACGACATCTTGCAGCAAATGATGACCTGTTGCGCTGGCACAACATTCTGGGGACAAGGTGATTGGCAGCTAAAGGTTGGCTACTACACGCCACCAGTTAAGACATTCACGCTAGATGATCTGCGTGGGCCTATCTCGCTGCAAACACGGCAGTCGATGGGATCAATCTTCAACTCTGTGGTCGGCACATTTAACGATGCGGCGCAAAGCTATATCACAGTTGATTATCCCAAGCTGACCAGCGCGACATTCTTGGCTGAAGACAACAGCGTTGACAGCCCGATTGATTTGGCTTTGCCGTTCACTACATCGTCATCCAGCGCACAGCGAATTTCAAAGCTGACGCTATTCCGTGGGCGGGAACAGATGACGCTTTCCGCCGAATTTGGCATGGCTGGTTTTGAAGTTCAGGTTGGCGACATCGTTGCCTTCACGAACAGCCGCTATGGATGGACGGCAAAAGAGTTTGAGGTGATCGGCTGGCGGTTTTACGCAAACCAAGACGCTGGTGATCTGCGGGTTAATCTTGAACTGCGTGAAACCAGCGAAGCGGCTTTTGATTGGACCGCTGAAGAAAGCGCCATTATCTCAAACAACACAAACTTGCCGTCAGCATATTATGTGCCAACGCTTGGCCTATCTGTGTCAGATGCGCTGGTTGTCTATCACGAAAAGCTGACCAATGTTGTGTCGCTGAACACAACGTCATCCCAATCTGAACTGATCGACTATGTTCAGGTTGAGTTTAAGAAATCTGCTGACACTGCTTGGCTTGATGGTGGATATGGCGAACTTGGGCAATTCCAAGTCAACGACATTGAAGATGGGACTTATGACTTTAGGGTCAGGGCGGTTAGTGGTCTTGGACTCAAGGGCGAATACACAACGCGGTCGAACTACAAAGTTGAAGGGCTTTCGCAACCGCCGCAGGACGTGACAGGCTTTGCGGCAGAGGTTAACGGCGATACGATCAACCTGTCATGGACAGCCGTGCCTGATCTTGATTTGTCCTATTACATCATCCGCCATGCGTCAGAAACAACAGGCGCAACGTGGGCTGGATCAGTCACCTATGTTGAAAAAGTTGCGCGGCCTTCGACCGAATCCAACGTGCCAGCTAAGGCTGGTTCGTATCTTATCAAGGCCGTCGATAAAACAGGCGTTCAATCCATCAACGCCACAACTGTTGTTGTCTCTGCGGATGTCATCACAGCCCGCGCCACTGTTGTCACAGTGACGGAAAACCCGACATTCACTGGCACAAAAACAGACGTTGTTTTGCAAGATGGTGAAATTAGGCTTGGCACAGTTGCAAACTTTGACAGCATAACTGGCAACATTGACAGCTTAACAGGCCAATGGGATGCGCTTGGCATTAGTTATGTCAATACAAGCGGCACATATTACTTTGCCAACGTCATCGACCGCACAGTGGCGGAACAAGGCTTCATCACTGTTGATATGGTCACACGGCGGTTTGATACAACCAACGGCCTGTGGGACGATCTGGCTGGAGATATTGACGTTTTATCAGGCCTTTGGGATGCACTCACGGGGGGTGCAGACTTCAATGACACCAACGTGATCGCCTATGTTTCGACAACAAACGACAATCCTTCTGGTTCGCCAACATGGTCGGCATGGACAAAAATCCGTGCGGCAAATATATATGGTCGCGGGCTGCGGTTTAAGGTAGAATTGCACTCAGACGCTGCTGGGATTTCTCCCGCTATCAGTGAACTGAGTGCCACTGGCAACTATGCATAAGGAAACATGATGTCACAGCATGACTATGTGATTGGGAATGACACCGCAGCGAACGTTCGGGCCGACATCAACGCAGCGTTGCTGGCGATTGCGTCGAACAACAGTGGCGCATCTGCACCAGCTACCACCTACGCAAACCAATGGTGGTATGACTCAACCAACGGCATTTTGAAAATTCGCGCCGAAGCAAACGATGCTTGGATCAGCGTGGCAAAACTGAACCAGACCAGTGATCAGTTTTTCCCGATTGTCGGCGGTGTTGAAGTTACGGCAACAGGCACTGAGATAAACAAGTTGGCTGGCCTTGCTACTACAGCGGTTGAACTAGGATATGTCACGGGCGTCACCTCTGCCATCCAGACGCAGCTTAATGCAAAGGCTGCATTGGCTGGCCCTGCGCTGACAGGTGTGCCTACTGCGCCGACTGCAAGCGTTGGCACTAATACGACACAACTAGCGACTACCGCATTTGTTTTGGCTAATGGCGGGGCAGTCAACAAACAAACCTTCACATCCTCTGGCACATGGACCAAGCCATCTGGGGCATCACTGGTGCTTGTGCGTGTTTGGGGTGCGGGTGGAGGCGGTGCTGGTGGAACAGTTGGTGCTGTATCTACGAGCAAATTC